GATTTTTAATTAAGATACGTATTATTATATATAAAACTAATAGTAAACAACAATTAAATAATTAAACATGGAAAATTTTATATTAGTAATATATGCAGGTGTTTAGGGAATTAGAGAAGAAGATATTGAAGGATTTATTAATAAACTTTCAAAAAGAATAGTTCCTACTTCAATTGAAGGGGAATTTATTATGATTCCAACACAATCACCAAATACAATAATTAAATGTATTAACCCAAAATATATTACGGATACCGAATTAATTAAAGAGCATACCGAAATGATGAAAAAATTAAATATAGAACTTCAATATCAATTAAATCAATTAAAAGAAGAAAATAATGAGTAAATTAAAAATAGGTATTGTAGTTGATGAAATACTGAGAGCAAAGTGGCTGCAATTCGATAGATTTTATGCACAGGAATTCGGAGAAGAAAATATTCCTGAAAAACAACCATATGTCTATGATTTTTTCAAAGGTTATCCTTGGAAAGATATTGTAAAAATTGTTAAAGAATTAAAAGAACCAGAAGAGATGCCAGATAATATCAATCCTGTTCATTATCAAGTTGATAAGGATGGTGATGCGGATGCTGATAATTTCTTATTTAAAAAAGAAGAAAAAATTAAATTAACAGCAAGAGAAGTATATAATCGATTTATGTATGAAGATTTTCTTTTTGAAATTCATGGTGCAGCACCAAAAATGTACCCTCAATTAGATTTGGATGTAAATAATTTTTTACAAAAATATGATAATACAGCCAATTTTTCAATATTATCAGTTGAAAATCGATTCAGTATTCCACCAACACTTTTCTTTTTAAGTAAGATATCAGCAAGATTCAGAAATTATGTGTTTGTTGATAAAGCAATTGATATGTGGAAAGAGGTTAATATTTTAATTACAACCGATCCAGAAATTCTGAAACTTGGTGCACCTTGGGGAAAAAAATTGGTTAAATTAAAACGACCATATAATGAAAATATTAAAGCAGGTTCACTTGAAGTCCTACAAATCGTTGATTTAATTGAAAATCAAGATTTTCAAAAATTAATTAAATATAAAACTAAATAAAATGAGCGAAGAAGTAAAAATATCAGCAGAACAGGCTGAATTAGAAAAAATTGAGAAGATTAAAATCAGTCTCGATAAACTAGTAAATAAGAAGTCAAAATTCTTATTTGTTGTACCAGAATCACAGAGTCCTGTTGCAAGTGTTTATGAAATATATTTTCACGCAACAGTTGTAAAAAATTTGGGTTATGAAGTTATTATCATGGTGGAGAAAGGTGATTATGTTGCACCTACTTGGATTGAGAAAGAACTTACAAATCATCCCCATATGTCAATGTCAGACCCAAAACTTCAGGTCGGTCCTGAAGACATTATGGTAATCCCTGAAGTATATTCAAATATAATGGAGCAAACTAAAAAATTGCCTTGTTTAAGAATTGGACTTTTACAATCAGTTGATTATATGACGAGTTCATTAATCCCGGGCACTGATTGGCAGTCATTCGGAATTCGAGACGTTATCACAACTTCACAAAGTCTCAAAGAATGGTTAGAAACCTTTTATGGTGCAGATAAATTTGATATTAAAACATATAATATTGGTATTCCAGAATATTTTGAAAGAACAAGTGTTCCACAACAACCAGTTATTTCGGTTATTGGTAGAAATGCAAACGAAATTTCGAAATTTGTAAAACTGTTTTTCAGCAAATACCCTCAATATAATTGGCTAACTTTTGATCCAATGGTAACTAAAAGTAAACCACCACAACCAATGAGAAGAGTGGATTTTGCAAAAAGATTACAACATAATTTTGCTGCTATTTGGATTGATAGAATTGCGTCTTTTGGAACATTTCCATTAGAATGCATGAAATCAGGAACAATTCCAATTTGTTTAAAACCTGATATCATGCCAGAATATATGATTGAAAGAGACGAAAAGGGTATACCTGTTAAAACTGTTGAAGGTGCAGGAGTTTGGACTGAAAACTATTATGATCTTCCTGTATTGGCAGGAGATGTACTTATTAAATTTTTGGATGATAATATTTCACCTGAATTATACGATATAATGGAATCCGTTGCATCAAAATATAATCAAACTGATAGCGAAACCAGATTGATCGAAATTTACACAGAACTTACCAATAAAAGAATTGCTCTTCTTGAAAATGCAATTACACCAATATCATCTGATGTTGTTCCATCCGATGCAACAAAATGTGGTTAAAAAATAATATTAAATTTTAAATAAAAAGAAATGAATTTATCAAGAATAATCCCAATACATGAATATAACGATGAGTTATCATTATTGGTTACAAAAGCATTTGAATCTGTTGTTAAACAAGAAGACATTGAAGTACTTCCACAGGTTGTTTTGGTTTATCCAACAGAACTTGATATAAGTATTATTGGCTTTAGAGATGCCATGATTCGTAAATATAGTACGAGTGGTATTACTCACCAGAGCTTTGTTTTAATTAAAAACGATGGTATAACAAATTATCAATCACAAATTAATCTTGCAGTTGAAAATATAATTACTGATTATTTCTCGGTACTTGAATTCGATGATGAGTATAGTGGAACATATTTTAGAAACGTACAGCAGTATATTGATAATTTTCCGAAAATCGACATCTTTCTAACAATGATGATTGAAGTTAATGAACAGAATCAAGGATTAAAAATGACAAATGAAACCGTTTGGGCACAACAGTTTGTTGGTGAAAATGGTGAAATGGGTTATTTAAATACAAATGCATTAAAACAATACACGGATTTCAAACTAAGTGGTGGTGTTATTAAAACTTCGGAATTTAAGAATCTTGGTGGTTATAAATCAAACATTAAATTGACTTTCATGTATGAGTTTTTGCTTAGAGCACTGAATAATGCATCAAAAATCTTTAGTATTCCAAAAATTGGGTATAAACATTTTGCAACACGTGAAAATAGTTTATTTAGTGGATACTTGAAGAATATGCCTATTGAAGAACGAAAATTTTGGTTTGAAACAGCGACAAAAGAATCTAATTTTATGAATGATAGATTAATTGATTTATCAAGACTTCAAAAAGTTGAAGTAAAATAATTTAAAATTTTGATTCAATGGTAAATGACAAAAGTTAAAAATGATAAACAATATTTTGCTGAAAAAGAAGAAAAAGCAGTTATAGATTATATACTTTCTGATTCATTGGAAGAAAAAAATAATATATATAACAAAATTCTTATTCAACCTTTCAAAATAATGTTAGAAACAATTTTAAGGCGATATCCTATTCATATTGGTAATTATGGTATGAATGAGGTAGAGTTGAATGCTCTTGAACACCTAATCGATCATATGGTTAAATATAGACCATTCATAATTGAACGTAAAGCATTTGATGCAGAGATTGATAAATGGAATAAATTAGGTGATGCTCATAGATTTATTTATGTTAAAGATGCTGAAGTAGATTTACATTTATTAAATGAAAAAAAGGATGGATTTAAATACAGAATCTTTAATTCTAAAGCCTATAGTTATTGTCAGACAATAATTAGGAACTATTATAAAGAGCATAGTAAAAAAAGTTATACTGAAAGAAAAACTAATTTGTGTTTCGATGATTATATTAATGAAATTAATAATAATATTGAATATACTTACGAGATGGAAACAGAACAACAACACCAACTCGAAAAATTAATTAATAGTGTAATTGGAAAAATCGAAGACCAAATTAATAATAATCCAACAATAAAAAAGAACGAAGCACTTGTTGGGGATGCAATTGTTAATGTATTAAAAAATTGGCAAGTCTTGTTTATGGAAGATAGTCCAGATGGTAGATATGAAAAACGTGTAACCAATAAGTTTGCTAAAAATAAAATTTTATTGTATTTGAAAGAACAGACAGGATTAAGTACAAAAGAAATTCGTATTGGAATTAAACCATTTAAAGAAATCTATTTTATAGAAAAAATAGATTACATGGAAGATTAATATAAATAAAAAAATCTGTATTTATATGTACTAAAACTATTATAATGAAAAGGTGCATTTCTTGTAAAAAAGATAAAAATGACAATCAATTTACTCATGATAAAAGTAAACCAGATGGATTATATACTATTTGCAAAAAATGTTTGAAGATTAAACGTGAAAAATTAGTATTAATAAAAAAAGAATATGATAGACAATATAGATTAAAAAATATTATTAATATAACAAAAAAGAATAAAGAATATCAAAAAATATTACCTAATGAAATAAGGGCAAAATATAATCGAGAATATCGACAGCGACATAATAAAAAATATTATGCTTCTGCTAAAAAATATAGAAAAAATAATAAATATAAATATGCATATAGAACACTTTTATTTAATTTTATACAACGTGCTGGTGTAAATAAAAATGATTCAGCAATTTCTATTCTAGGTTATGATTATTATAAGTTTAAAAAAAGAATAGAATTTAATTTTAAGGAAGGAATGGATTGGAAAAATCATGGTATGTGGCATATTGATCATAAAAAACCAGTTTCTAAATTTAAAATAGGCACTTCCGCACATATTGTTAATGCATTAAGTAATTTACAACCATTATGGGCAGAAGAAAATTTATCAAAAGGAAATAATTTTTAAAAAAACAAAAAAATGAGACCAAAAAGAAAAAAATTAAAATTCAATGAAGAAAGTGTAAATGATTTACTTCAAGAGATTTATAATGATAGTCATAATCTTAAAGCAAAAATCACCAGATTATTCACGAAATGGGAGACCAAAATAAAGGAAAGTGGTGAAGTAGCAGCAATTGGCGATCAAATCGTTAAACTTATTGCTGCTGAAGCAAAAAACCAAGACCAAAAAATAATGTTATTACGTTATTTGAAGGAAGTGGTGTTTGATAATAAAGGTATTGGTGGAAAAACTATTGGTTCTAATGTTTCTCTTGAAGAAAA